CTCAGGTTGTGCGCCGCTGCGCGGCGCCTGGCTCGCGCTGTTGCGCTCGCTCTCCTTGCTCGCCGCTTCGCGGCTCGCGGGTCCCCCATCGTGCGTCGCTGTTGCGACGCCCTCCTTGCCCGCTTCGCGGGCGGTGGGTCGTGAGCCGCTGTTGCGGCTCCCTCTCCCCGCTGCGCGGGGCGCGGTCGGTGGTGCGTCGCTGTTGCGACGCCCTCCCCCGCTTCGCGGGTCGTCGCCCGGTCTCGCCGCTGTTGCGGCTCGCCGGCGGGCTCCGTGCCCGGTATCCACATTCATTACCGATATTTAAATACGTGCCAGGTATCCACGTCAGTACTCGCGTCTCTCTATCCGTGCCAGGTATCCACGTCAATACTCGGCCGTCCGCATCCGCATCCGCATCCGTAGGGGTCCCTACCCATCTAGCATGACCATAGTCTTTACACCCCCCACCCCCCTAAAAAGGGGGTGGGTCCCAATAGAACACCCTTCAAACCAAGATTTAGACATAGGGGGAGGGTAAAATCATTTTAATAATAAATATTGATATTGCTAAAAAATTTTATAAAAATTTTTACGGGTGGATTTTTAACAATAGAAATGTTAGATAATTAAACATAGGTGTGCTTATATTATGTTAAAGGATATAGATTTATTAAATAAACTTCCTCCAGATGCGCGTAAGGAGTACATGAAATATGCTATTTCTCTTACTGAAAAGAAAGAACAAGAAAAAGTAAATGATGATTTTCTTTCTTTTGTAAAAGCAGTATGGCCAGATTTTGTTGAAGGAGTTCACCATAAAAAAATTGCTGATCAATTTAATCGTCTTGCAAAAGGTGAGATAAATAGATTGATTATAAATATGCCACCTAGACATACAAAGTCTGAGTTTGCATCTTACTTACTTCCAGCATGGATGATTGGTAGACAACCAAAATTAAAAATTATTCAAACAACCCATACTACAGAACTTGCAGTTAGATTTGGTAGAAAAGCAAAACATTTAATTGATAGCCAAGATTATAGAAAATATTTCAAAACTACACTAAGAGAAGATTCCCAAGCCGCGGGCCGATGGGAAACGGATCAAGGGGGTGAATACTTTGCTGCCGGTGTTGGATCGGCAATCACGGGCCGCGGAGCGGATTTACTTATTATCGATGACCCACACTCTGAACAAGATGCTATGAATCCAGAAGCGTTAGAACGTGCTTATGAATGGTATACATCAGGACCCAGACAGCGATTACAACCAGGCGGAAAGATTGTTGTGGTTATGACGCGTTGGTCGTTGAAAGATCTTACCGGAGCGTTGATCGGGGCTCAGAAAGGATTGAAATCTGATCAATGGGAAGTTGTACAGTTCCCAGCTATTCTTCCAACTAATAAACCTGTATGGCCAGAGTATTGGAAGTTATCAGAATTAGAATCAGTTAAAGCATCTTTAAGTTTACAAAAATGGAATGCACAATGGATGCAGAATCCTACATCAGAAGAAGGTTCAATCATTAAACGTGAATGGTGGCGTAAATGGGATAAAGATTATATTCCATCTTTAGAACATGTTATTCAAAGTTATGATACTGCATTTTTAAAAAAAGAATCAGCCGATTATTCAGCTATAACTACTTGGGGTGTATTTTATCCAAATGAGGATAGTGGTCCAAATTTAATATTATTAGATTCATTAAAGAAAAGATTAGAGTTTCCAGAGCTTAGACGTGAGGCTTTACAACAATATTACTATTGGCGACCTGATTCAGTTGTGGTGGAATCAAAGGCTTCCGGATTACCTTTAACTTATGAATTACGTAAAATGGGTATCCCTGTTATCAACTTTACACCGAGCAAAGGAAATGATAAACATTCTAGGGTAAACGCCGTTGCTCCACTTTTTGAGAGTGGTCAGATATGGGCGCCAGAGGCTGATTTTGCAGAAGAGGTTATTGAAGAATGCGCGGCATTTCCTTTTGGAGATCATGATGACCTCGTAGACTCAATGACACAAGCATTAATGAGGTTTAGACAAGGAGGATTTTTGGAGCATCCTGAAGATTATGTGGATGAACCAATTGTTCAAGATGATAAGGAGTATTACTAATGGCTATAATTGATAAAACAATAGCAGAGCTTTTAAAAAGTATCGGCATTAAATTAAAACCAGGTGTCGCTACAGATGTTACAAGACTACCTGATATTAAAAGTTCTTTTAATTTGGATTTCAGTAAATTTGGATCAAAAGCAGATCCAAAGCAAATGAAAAAGTTAATTGAAACTGATGCTAATTTTGTATTTAAAGCTAATGAAGCAGAAAAAGAACAATTTACAAATAATATAACTTATTTAAGATCAGAGTATCCAGAATTATTTTCAAAATCAGAAACAATTACAAGTGCAAAGACTGGAGAAAAATTAGTAGATGAAGCTAAAAGTTCTTTAGGACCACTTACAGAAACAGAAGCTAGTCTTGGTGTTACAACACCCGAACATAGAAAATTAGTTCAAGAATATTTAGACGCTAAAAAAGAACATTTAGATTATGTTGAAAAAGCTAAAAATGAATTTAATAAAACGTATAAACATGGTGACATACCAATGTCATCTGAATCAAGATGGGCATTAGAAGATGAATTAAAAAAGAAAGGTCTTAATGATGAACAATTATATGATCTTTTTCATAATGCTGAAAAAGATACTTGGTATTGGGATTATACTAAAAACAGGGGAGCTTTTCGTCCAATGCCTCCTGAAGAATTTTATAAAAATGTTCAGGATGAATTAAAGAAAACACATGACATAGATCATAATATGGATTTTTATATTAACTTTGCAAATCAACTTAAGAAACCAGAATTTGCAAGTGGCGGAAGAGTTGGTTATGGAGCAGGGGGTGATGTCACAAAGGCTGCAATTAAAGCACTTGAAAAAGCAAAAGCATTAAGACTTAAATGGTCTAAAGCTTTAGATGAAGGTGATTGGATGTCTGCTGCTGGTTTTAAAAAAGAAGCAGATAGGATTGAAACAGGATATTTTTTAAATAAAGATCCAAAAGATGTAACCTTTCCAGATATTTTAGATTATCATAAAGCAACTCATCCGGATGATCCTCGTCGTTATTCTGGATATGAAGGAGAACATTGGGTTGATAGAGCAAGAAATAAATATGAACAAATAAAAAAAAGTAATGAAGAAGAAGGAATTGTACCTTTATTAATTAATAGAAAACCAACTACTACATCCGGTGATTTTAAAAAAGGTGGTAAAGTTGGTTATGCTTATGGTGGAATTTCAACATCAATAACTCCTAAAAGTATTACAAGTAGTCTTGGACGAACACTTGAAAAAGGAATTGGTTCAATGTTTAAAAAGAAAAAATAAATGTCTGACATTCAATCACCATTAGCAATGCCTATAAAATATGATCCTTATGCTGGATTTGTTAATGCACATGATTCAAATGAAAAAGTAGATCAATCTGATTTACTTTATTGGATTGCAGATAATCCAATTGCAGAAAATCCATTTTTAACTTCTGGTATTTTAACAGGAGCTTTTGCTGTTCCAGGAGCAAAAGAAACTTATAAAGCTGCAAAAGCAGGAGGTAAAGGACCAATTATGTCTGCGCTTAGTGTTGCAGGAAAAGGATTAAGTAGAGCTTATTCACCATTACCCGTTGCAGCAATAGAAGCTGCTGAACTTGGAAGTGAACTTGCTAAAGGAGAAGATCTTAAACATCATTTAACAAGTCCATTTACTTATATGAATTTAGCTTTTTTAGAAAACCTTGCACCAGAAGTAGCTAATGCTACTAAACCAGTTGGACTTTTAAATAGAGCAAAAAATTATTTTTCATTAGCAAATGTAGCAAAAGAAGCTGAACCAGGAATATTAAATGCTGCATTAAGAATGGGTTTAAATCCAAGAACTATATCTGCAGTTTCTAGATACGTAGGCCTACCAGGTCTAATTGCATCCGGTACTTATACAGCGTGGGATATGTTTGGTAGAGATTTATACAACAAATATGTAAATAAAAATGATTAAAAGAGATTTTTTAAAATTAATGGGAGCAGGTCTTGCGTCTATACCATTTGCAGGAAAATTATTTAAAGAAGGTGCTCCTGAGATGAAAGCAGTTGCAAAAGGAATTGCAAGAACATTATCAAAAGTAGAAGGAATGCCTGAATGGTTTAATCCACTTGTTAATAAAATATGGAAAAATGGAAAAAATATTTCACCTGAAGTAAAAAGATTAGAAGATACAGTTCATGTTAGAACTTTAAAAGATGGAGATACTGTATTTACTTTAACAGAACATCCATTAGAAGGAGAAATTCGTGTTGAAATTAAATCACCAAGAAACCCACATGGTGAACCAGTAGAATTACAATACAAAAAACCAAAAAAAGATTTTGATCCAGATACAGGAAAAACAATTAATGAACCAGGTGAATTTCAAGTTGTAGAATCAGAACCTAGATGGACTAATAGTGATGATCCAGTTTTAGAATTAGGTGAAAGAGTTACTTCAGTTGATAAAGCTGCTGGAGATATAGAAGCGGCTGAAAGAGCAGTTACAGGTAAAATTAAAAATCGTGAAAAAATTAAAGAACGAAGAAGAATAAAAGATCAAATGGAAAATAATCCAACTGATTATATTGATCAAGAATATGGACCAGAACCAGGATTTTATCAACAGTTTAAAAGTTATGGAGATTTTGCAAGAGGTGGAATAGCTGGTTATTCAAGTGGAGGAAGAGTTAAATATGAAAGTGGTGGAATAGGATTACCGCCAGTAGAAGCAAGTAGTATGAATCCAGCAGGATTTTCATATGATATTAATACAATGGGAAGAAGTCTTAAACCTACAATAAACTACAATGATGATTTTAATAATTTTGGTGGAAGTCTTTCTACAACAATAAGTCCATTTAAAGATGAACCAGGAACTTATTCAGGAAATATTTATTATGGTCCAGAAGAAAAAAGATTTACTTTAGGATTTAATAATATTCCAAAATTTGGAGAAAAACAGATAACAGGTGGATATCAAAGTCCATATGGTAATTTTAATATAGGTTTATCTAGAAACCCTTACGGTAATCAATACACTGCAAATTATGGTATTAATTTTGCAAATGGCGGTCATGTTAATACTCATTTGACAACAACCATTCCACCTGTTAGAGGTCCTAACCCACAAGGTGTTGAAACATTATTCAAAAGAAGGTATAGTTAATCATGGCTGATATAGATAAGGCGCTGCCTAATACATTACTTGATGAAGCACAGCTTCAATCTCAAGGAGTTGATCAAACAATACCAGAACCAGAAGCAATACCAACTGAAGGTGCTCAAGTAATTCCAACTGAAGATGGTGGAGCAGAAATATCTTTTGATCCACAAATGCAAGCAATGGAAGGGGGACAAGACCATGATGCAAATTTAGCAGAATTTTTAGATGATAAAATACTTGGAGAAATTGGATCTGATCTTCAAGAAAAATATACTGATTACAAATCATCAAGACAAGATTGGGAACAAACTTATATTAAAGGTTTAGATCTTTTAGGATTTACTTATAAAACAAGAACACAACCATTTAGAAATGCATCTGGTGTAACTCACCCAGTTCTTGCAGAAGCAGTAACACAATTTCAAGCACAAGCTTATAAAGAATTATTACCAGCTCAAGGACCAGTAAGATCTCAAATAGTTGGAATGGTA